AGGAGTTTGGATTATGGCTGTTCCGTTTATGTTTGTGGATGGTAATTTGACGCTGGTTCTTAATAATCAGAGTTATCAGGTTTTGCCAGATCATATTAACTATAAGTTGATTCTGGAAAGACTTCCCTCTGCTACGGCAGAGGAACTACTGGAAGTTGTTGATGTTCAGAAAGCTGTTGCTACTTTTAGCGATGGTCTTGTGGAGATCAAGAATGGACAGGTTCTCTACGAGGGTGAGGAAGTTCACGGTAGTATTAGTAAGCGTATTCTGGAGTTTATGAGTAAGGGTCTACCTTTTCAGCCCCTTGTTAATTTCCTGAATAATCTCATGGAAAATCCAAGTATGCAGAGTCAGAAGGAACTGTATGATTTCTTGGAGCATGAGCATCTGCCCATCACTGAGGATGGTTTCTTCCTCGCCTATAAGGCTGTTCGTTCAGACTTTAAGGATAAGTATAGGGGTACTTTTGATAACACTGTTGGCAAGATTTGTAAGATGCAACGTGCAAAGGTTGATGATGATCGTGCTAGAGGTTGTTCTGATGGGCTTCATGCTGGAGCATTGAATTATGTTGCTGGTTATGGTAGTCTGGAGGCTGGCGACCGCATCGTGATCGTCAAGATTAATCCCAAGGATGTTGTTAGCGTTCCTAGTGATTGCAACTATGAAAAGCTTCGCACTTGCCGCTACGAAGTAGTTGGTGAGTATGAGGGCGAATTGCTCAAGCCTCTTTATAAGGCTGATTTTAGTCAGGATGATTACGAGGACGATGAGGATGATTATCTGAATGACTATGATGAGAGCTATTGGGATCAGTTTGATGACGAAGATGAAGATGAGGATGATCTTGATAGTGACGAAGAAGATGAGATGGATGATGAAGATGGGAGTAACGGTTTCTATAAGTAAAAAGCCAAGGTGGTGTTTGGAACTTGTAAGATAGTACCTATATAGTTTTTACTATCATACAATAGAGGTTCGATTCCTCTACCATCTTTTTAGATATTGCTCTTGATGGTGATGTTCACTATCCCAATATCAAAATTGTAGATAGGAAGTTGGAAAAAGGAAAACAAATGTTCAGCGACAATATTGGTTTCAATCCGTTTGATAAAGATAACAATGTTCATGCCAACGGCCATGCTCAAAATAGACAAAGATTTTTGAATTCATTCAATCAGAATCATATCTTTATCTATAATGGTAATCCTCGTAAGAAGATTAGCAGTATGAGTCATACTAATGATATTAATGAGATGCTTGAAGCAAACATTAATAATCATTCCGATTCATATTTTTATGTGAATGGTGGTCGTAAGGTTTACGCTATCAAACAGTTCACCAGTTGTTTCTGTGATATGGATGCTGGGCGAGATGATCAAGGCAGTTATTTTAAGCCTAGTATTGTAATGCAAAAGAAGAAAGAATTTCTAAATAAGATCAACAGTTTTCCTGTTAAGCCAAGTTGGGTTGTTGATACTCGCAATGGCTATCAGTGCTACTGGATTTTTGATGATGCTTCAAGAAACATTGTTGGTTCTAACCAGACTTTCTGGAATGGACTACAGAAGAAACTGGTAAATTACTTTGGTGGTGATCCAAGAGCTATCAAGGCTAATCAGATTTATCGTGTTCCTTATACTTGGTGGCGTAAAGAGTGGGAGAAGAAAGCTCCATACTTCACAAGTCTGCTTCATGGTAGCACTGGTCAACCGATTAATGTTGCTGATCTAAAGTCTGCTCTTACTGGTCAACCAGCTACCTTACAGATCATTGCTGATAAGTGTAGCGATGAATGGTATAAAGGTTATGCTAAGGCATATAAGCAGTCTGATATTACTGGAGTTCCAGTGTCAGTCAATGTTGCAACAGAAATTCTCAATCAAATGAGAGTTTCAAGTCCTGAGAAGTATAATAATAGTGGCCCAGATTATTGCAAGGCTGTTTATGGTCATACCAAGAGTACAGTTTTTCAAAAGGCTTATGGCGATCCAATGCCAGTTCAACCAATCCAAGATGAGGATGCTCTGGTAGACGATAGGATGCCCGTAGAGGACGAAGATATGAGTCTGGATGGTCAGCAGACCAAGCTTTTAAAAACGGTCGTGGAGTTCCTTAATCAAGTCTCAACGCCGCTCTACTTTAGCAACAATAGATTCTTGTCCAACTCTGCTAAAGACCTTGCTTCTCAAATTAGTGACAAGTTTTGTATCGGGTGAGGGTTTAGTGTCAGGGGTATTGGAGATTCCATACCCTTTGACACAACCACATAAGGAGAAAACAAATGGGCAGACATACTAATAAATTAACACAGATGTTGCTTGATGACGAATCAGCGAAACAAGAATTTGTTGAACTGATGAAGAAATACAATTGTTCTTTCGATGTATATGAACACATAAAAAATAATGGTTTTAGAGGCATTAAATTCTATAACGGATATCAAACTATGTGTCATGTTATACGTCGATTAGGATTTAAAGGAGCAAGAAGAGGAAGAAAACCAACAAGACCATATGTAATTGCTCATACTGGATCAAGATGGTCTAATATAGAAAATTGAGAATTTTATGGGACAACAAGACGAAGATTACAACTACGATGATAACTATGAAGATAATAGTCAGGACAATTTAGAGAGTCAGCATAAAAATTATTTCAAGTTTGATCCCGACGCTTGGGATGCTTGGGGTAAGTTTTTGAGCGATGCTCTAAACAATATAGTTGAGTATCCTTCAAATGTATGGTATATTGGCCCCAGCTTTCCTAAAGGTTCGTTACCTGTGAATGATTACCTCTCCAAATCAGGGAACTTCAAAAACTCCCTGTATTTGGGGAGCAATCATTATAAAGAACCGGTATACAAGACAAAATACTTTATTGAAAATAAGTTAGATATTGAGTATAGGAATCATTTAGTAGCAAACGCTGTTCACTTCCTACAACAGCCAAATTACTATGAAGGACTGTTCGATATTTTAAATTAAGGAAAAAGGATGCTACCAGCAACGCTTTTGTATTTAGGAATGTTTTTTAGTTCATTCACAGAAACTCCTTTTGTTGCTTATGATCTAGCTAAACATATGAGTAAAGCACAAAGGATAGAATGGACAAAGATGACAGATGATGAGAATAATGTAAGATTTACTATTACATTTTATAACATGCCAATTTTAGCCGAACTGGGTTTTGAAAGAACTTTTGTAGACAAACACAACAACTGTCAAACAGAGCTTAATAAGAAAAAATGACTACATACTTCGATATAGAATTTAATAGACCAGAGTATAATGAAACAGTTGGTGGTATGGCTGAGGTCATTATCTCTATAGAAAAAGCACTTAATAAGGACAGAGTGATAGCAGAAACCATAGTCGAGCGGGATACTAAAACCGATAGGGTGACAACCATTTACAAACCTGACTTCTCAGTTAAACTGAGGTGGACAGAGATTCCAAGGTACGATGGAGAAACCATAGTATCATGAAAAATGAACAATGGTTTTTTATAAATGATTTTGATGATTTTGTTGACCATTCTAGATCTTTAGTATTTAAATTTTTTGGTGCGGTGAACGAGGTAGCTGATGATTCTTTATCTTCTTCGTTGGTGAAAATGAGTAAAGAAGAGACTAGTGAGATGGATGAAACTTTAACTCATGCTGAATCAGCAATCATTATTAAAAATTATGCAAAGAAGCAGATCAACAAAAAAACAAAAGAAACAAGATACTGTTTAACAGATAAATTGCTTCAGTTAATTATAGAAGACCTTAATAGTAGAATGATTAGTAATATACTAAATTCTTTGGTTAATAAGGGTGTTTTGGACAGTGCTTATGATAATGAACAAAACGATTTTATCTTTTGGGTGAAAGACGAAGATGACAATACAGAATCAAATAAAAAATCTGAAACCAACTGATTGTGATATAACTTTAAGATATGTTTGTCCAAATTGCTCTAATGAACACTGGGTCAGATTAAAACAAGCTAAGTATGAAAAGTTTGTAATAGTTTGTGATTGTGACACAATACTTAAAACGAAACCAATAACTTCGGTAAAGATACTTTATAGAAAAAAGAAATCTCAATCTCAGAAAAAAGAAAAACAGATAACAGACCAGCAAGAAGAAATAGACTCTAAACTTATAGACAAATGTTTTAGTATTCTATCTTCTTATGGATTCTCTAGAAAAGAAACAGAATCTTTGGTTAAAGAATGTTATATTGAAAGTAAAAACACAGACTGTCTAACTTTGGTTAAACTCTCACTATCTAAATTTGGAGAACAAAATGGCAAATGCAATCCGTCCGTCTAGGTTCGATGATATTATTGGTCAGAAGGATGTTTTGACCAGACTACAAATCATAGTTGCTGGGTGTAAAAACTCTAATGAGGTAATGCCTCATATCTTAATTGACGGGCCTCCTGGCCTTGGTAAAACAACCATAGCTAGTGCTATTGCTACAGAGTTGGGGGTGAATCTATATACGGTTAATGGTGCTGCTATTCGTAGTATTAAAAATCTTTTGCCGTATATTTTGGGAATAGCTCCAAGATCAGTTCTGTTTATTGATGAAATTCATCGACTACCAAAAATTGTTGAAGAATTTCTATATCCTGTTATGGAAGATTTTGTTCTAAATATAACCGTTAAAGACGAAGAGGATAAAGATAAAGAAAAGCCAGAAACTATTGAGCTTCCAATGTTCACTATTGTTGGTGCTACAACTAGTGGTGGTAGTCTTAGTCAACCGTTCTATGATAGATTTCAAATTAAAGAACATTTATCGTTTTATAAAGACTTTGAGTTAGCTAAACTAGCCGAGTTGAACGCCAGAAAGCTTGGACTAATAATTCCACAAGATGATTTATTGGAAATCGCTAAGAGAAGCAAGGGAACGCCTAGAATTTTAAACGGCAGACTTCAGTGGTATAAGAATTGTATTGCTTTCTATAAAGATAAGAATATGACTATTGATGAAATATTCACGGGTCAAGGCATAGACAAAAATGGTTTGGATGTGTATGATAGACTATATTTGGATATTCTATTAAAGTCAAAGGGATCTCCTCTGGGACTTAAAAGCATTTCATCTATGACAGGAATAGCCATAGAGACTATTGAAAATAGTATTGAGCCATTCTTGGTTAGAAGGGGATTTGTTGTAAAAACACAAAAAGGAAGAGTAATAGGCTCATACCATAAAAATGAATGAAATATCTATAATACTTAATTTATTTACCATTATTTTCTTCTCAATCACACTCCTAGTAATAGGGGTGTGTTTGTTTTTTATAGGCTATTTTCTTGGCAAGCAAAGCACCTATGGTGTATCTAACACTGTTGGTTTAAGTAAGCCAAGTAGTTTTTTTGACCATAATAAAGAAGAAAAGAAAAAGAAGATAGTAATTGACGATGCAAAATTTGTAACAGAAATAAGGACGGATAATCTAGAAAAAAAATACGAAAATCTAGGAGATGTTAAGGAATCAACTGAGGATATAAGTAATTCTATAAATAAACTTAAAAATATGAAGAGGTGAATCATGAGTTGTGGTCTTGATGTTGGAACAAGCTTTATCGTTTTATCTAGAGATGCTGCTAAGGGGAGTGTAGTATATAAGGAATTTAGAGATGCTTTTTATATTATCAAACCAACAACTCCAGTAGCCACAAAAATGATTGAAAAAGGACTCGCTGGCAAAGTTTTTATAAAAGATAGTGATGGAGCATTTATTCTATTAGGAAAAGATGCTATAGAAAAAGCAATTGAAAGAAATGATACAGCTAAAAGACCAATGCATAAGGGTGTTGTGTCTGCTAAAGAAAAAGACGCAAAGAGAGTATTGGCTTTTATTTTAAAAGAAGTCGTGGGCAAAGCATCTGAGCCAGATGAAAAGCTAGTGTTCTGTATCCCCGCACAACCAGTAGATCAAGAAGATGAGGATTTTGATGTTGGCTACCATGAAGATGTAGTCAAGACAATTTTGGGTGAATGTGGATATGCTGCTAGAGCTATTAATGAAGCTGAAGCTTTATGCTATGCAGAATTAGAGGAAACAGATTATACTGGAATAGCAATAAGTTGTGGTGCTGGTATGACAAATGTTTGCGTGATGCTAAATGGTGAACCTACTGTATTATTTAGTACCACTAAGAGTGGAGACTGGATTGATCGGATGAGTGCTGTTGCAACAGGGGAGTCTGATAGTGTTGTTCAAGCAGAAAAAGAGAATGGTGGTTTTGTAATTGGTGAACCTCATGATAATCCCATATTAGGTGCTGTGTCTGCTTATTATGAAAGACTTATTGACTACACAACAAAACAACTAAGTGCAGCACTGACCGGCCATAAACTCTTACCTAAGTTCAAAGACCCATTAACAGTAGTTGTAGCTGGTGGAACCTCTCAGGCTCAAGGATATATAGAATTATTTGCAAGTAAACTTCAAGAGAATAATTTTCCTTTAGTAGTTAAAGAGGTTAAACATGCTACTGATCCTTTACATGCTGTAGCTAAAGGATGTTTGATTGCAGCTAAGGTATTATGATGTTTAGCTTTCTGAATAAACTCAGATATGCAGTAAGATCACCAAGATGGCAAACAGTCAGAAAAGAACACCTTAAAGTAAATAGTTTTTGTATTGCTTGTGGTAGAGAAAAAAAGCTAGAAGTCCATCATATAAAACCGGTACATTTATTCCCAGATCTAGAATTAGATCCATCAAATCTTGTAACCTTATGTGCCGATCCGTGCCACATTCTATTTGGACATTTAATGGATTTTAAGAGTTGGAATATAGATGTGGTAAGTGACTCATTTACTTATCTAAATAAAGTAAAAAACAAACCTAAAAAATAAACAAAGCAAGTAATTATCTTGTGAGGGTGTATTCTATACTGGTCAGAAAAAGGAGCTTATTATGGCCAAAAAACGTCTTAAGAATGATTGCGGTTTATTTCCATATACAAAAGAAGAAATATGTGGAGATTTTGAAGCTGGGCAAAATATTCCATGGTCTTTAAGTAAATTTAAAGTAGATGATACATGGACTGAATCTGATGGAACTGGGGTAACTGTTGCTGTTATAGATAGCGGTTGTGATTTAGATCATGAAGATCTTAAGTCAAACTTTACAACAGGCATTAACTTAGTAGATAAGTCTAAAGATCCATATGATGACAATAGTCATGGTACTCATGTTGCTGGAACTATTTGTGCAAAGAATAATAACATAGGGGTAGTCGGAGTCGCTCCTGGCACAAAAATCATGCCCATTAAAGTTTTTGGGGCAGACGGGAGGGGTACTAATATAATAGTCTCAGAGGCTATCGTATGGGCCGCTGATCATGGTGCTGATCTAATATGTATGTCTTTGGGTTCTCCACGCGAATCACCAGATCTAGAAAGAGCAATAAATTATGCTCTTAATAAAGGAGTAGTTCCTTTCTGTGCTGCTGGTAATGGTGGTGAAAAATCAGACATATACTATCCTGCTAAATATGAACAAACCGTAAGTATAGGAGCGGTGGACGAAGGATTAAATAGAGCGTACTTTACATGCAAAGGTATTGAGTTGGATTTTTTAGCTCCAGGACAAAATATCTTAAGTACCATACCAAATAATAGATACGCATTAATGAGTGGTACAAGTATGGCTAATCCATTTGCTGTTGGGTGTGCCTCATTGCTTCTTTCTTATGCGAAAAAACATAAATTAAATTTGAAACTAAAAACCTCTCAAGACTATATAGATGTATTGAGACATTATACAATAAATTTACTAAATACAAATCATGTAGATAAATCTTATTCTGGAAATGGATTGTTAGACCCTAGTAAGTTCCATAAGTGGAAAGATTTATCGTGAGGTAGTATAATGATTAAAAAAATTTGCTTATTAATATTTTGTGTATTTTTTTCTATCCCTTTATTTGCTGGAACTATTGATCCAAATACGCCAGACTCTAAGTATTTAGAATATGGATCAAAATTTCATAGCGTGGTCAAATTGTGCTGTTTTGATGACAAAGGGATGTCTTGTGGGTCTGCTGTTGTTATTGATCCTCATTGGATACTAACTGCTGCTCATGTTGTAGAGAATTGCAATAGTTGGAGTGTAAAATTTGACAATAAAAAATACGATATAGATAAAATTATCATTCATCATGAATATGATACAAACATATTTGGCTATAATGATATAGCTTTGGGTCATGTAGAGAAAGCAATTATCTTAGATCATTATCCAAAGATATATGAAAACAGTGATGAGGTTGGCAAAATTTGCTCAATGGCTGGATGGGGACTTACTGGTACATTCAATAGTGGAGTAGATAAGTCCGATGATCACAGAAGGGCTGGATCTAATTTTATAGATAGAATAGAAAGAAAGATAGTAGTCTGCTCTCCATCTAGGAATAATGAAAAAAAGACAGAATTAGAATACTTAATTGGCAGCGGAGATAGTGGAGGAGGTCTTTTTATAGAAGGTAAACTAGCTGGTATTCATTCATCAGTAATGGGTTATGATGGAAAGCCAAACTCTACATATGGAGATGAAAGTTGCCATACTAGGGTAAGCCTTTTTAGGGAGTGGATCAAAGAAAACATTAAATGTGATTAGTTCATCTTATCCTATAGACTCTATCTATCTCATCAGCATCATACCTTCCTTCTCTCCTTAGTCTTGTTCTTTCTTCTCTTCTCCATGTTTCCATGTCTCTGTAATATCCATTCATTCTCCTCAATTCAAAAAATGGGATAGTCGCAGTCTTTTGTGTTTCTTGAGAATTATATTGGTATGGATTACTACTATTGCTCATTTGAGACATCTTTTGATTTCGGTAATTATAGTCATAGGAATCACCGTAGAAAGTAGCAATTTTTTCTTGTGCCATTTTAAGGTTTTCCTCATGTACTCTACTTGAATCCCCCAAGGGATTAGTGCCAGCTACTTCAACGCTATTTATCAAATTGTGCAGATTGAGGGCGAGAGGGGATTGGGCCAAACAAATGGGTGTAGTCATTATACAAATCACGCCCAAAAAATATCCAATTTTCTTCATGTCGTTTTCCTTTTACATAACCAAGCTACATTTAAAAAGTCTTGAGCCATGAAAGACTCTAGACCGTTTCTGACACAACAATCAATGATATCAGAATCTGATATCTCAAGCCAGTTCCAAATTTTACCTTTCATAGTATTCTCGAAATACTCTTGGTTTGGAGCATAGTCATGGGCCATAATAATATCATTTGGTTTGAGATAATCCGATAAGAGATTAAATTCGCATTTTTTACATCCACCATCACAAAGTAAAAGTGTAGTTCCAGAACTTTTTATTAGGTCTACAATTTCTGACTTTGATTCTTCATCATTAAAATTTGAATAATTAGAAGAAAATAAGTTTTTAGTTTTTGCAATAACATTTGGAATATCTTCTATAATAGGCAATAGGTATGTTGGATCGTGAACATCATAAGTTGTTATATTTGAGTGTTCTAAATTATTGTTGTCTAAAATAGTTCTTAATATTAAAGTCAATCCACCAGCAAATGTTCCTATTTCTATAATTCTACTGGGTTTAACAGAAGCGATGAGTTCGTTGAATGGGTAGATAATATTTGGGTTTTGTTCTGTTCCGAGTCCCTTATAAGATAAATGGGCTATATATTCTTGCGACAAACTATTTATAAAATAATTGTCATTAAAACAATTGTTACATGAGCAGGATAGTTCTTCTCTTAGATTTACTTTAGTCATCGTTGAGACTTTCTAGATTTAAATGTTTAAGTACATATTGGACGTTACTATCCGCTGAACAGTTTTTAACAAACCAATTCCTTGCATTTTCAGAAACAAAGTCTAAGTACTCTTGATTTTTTTTAATTTTATTCCACGTATAGAGTAAGTTTTGTTGAAAATCATTTGTTGATATATATTTTGGATAACCACAGTCAGAATAATCACAAGAATGATAGCAGTTAATGTAATGATAATTTGATATTAATGGATCATCATAGTGGACTTGTAGGAATGGTCTAATAACTGGAACGCCAACACCGAAACACTCAATATCTCTATTACAAACCTCTGTCCCTCCTGGTAAACTTAAACAAGCTGAGTAGTCAGACATTTCATTTAGATAAATACTATAGTCTAGATTTTGATCATTCTGATTTTTATCAATAATAAGAATGTCTTCTATTTTAGATAATTCTTCAGTCATCTGTAATCTAAAGTCCCACATATATCCACGAAAAAAAAGTTTATTAATAAGTTCTTTGTTCTTGCGCGAATTATACATCTCCTCCATTTGATCATAACAGCAGTCATAGTATGGAGAATAAAATAATGGCTGATAAATATTTCTTATGTCTTCTGGAAAAGACAAATCAAGATTATAAGAACCAGTAGTTTTATAACTGAAATAGTCCCAAAAATCAAAACCTCCAGCATAGAAAAATTTTTTCATTTTGGTTGGTTTCCACCCTATGTGTTGCATGAAGTGGTATTTCCAATTATCAAAAAAAGATAATACTATATAGTTTTCGTTTTCAGGATTAACAATTGAGAAATTCATACAGCTATAAATACTTCCATAGCCACGATTTTCATAAGACTCATCATTGACTATTTCAAAAGAGTGTTGAGGATACTCTTGTATGAGTGTGTCGTAAAGTTTTTGGAAAAAATTGGTCACATAATATTTGTAACCATAAGCCGAAATATCTCTAAATTGATGTCTTATGATGTATTTCATTTATCTGTATTCCTGGGAAATTCTATCATATGATAAGGCCTATAG